GTGTATCCTGCAGAGCTTACACGACCTGTTGTTGGGTCTATACCGAAGTTAGATGAGCCAAAGCCAGTAGTGATGCCAAACGGCTGAAATGCAGCTTGGTTTCGAGACCAAGTAGCTGCGTCACGCATTGCCGTAGCTTGTTGATTAGCCGCTTGAGAGGCTTTGTTACCACCAATAAAACCACCGACTGTGCTGAGAACTGGACCTGCTAGTTGAGCTACTAATTCACCCATTATATACTCCTACTGTAAATATGATGATTCATGTTGTCTAATCCTTTAATTGTCGTTTCGTATTCAAAACCAATCGACTTTGCAAACTTTTCTAATTTAGTATTATCTTCTCTAATCAATGCTGCAATAAAAGGAGACAACTCTGACTGTAGTTTATTTAAATTATCTAGATACTGCTTTTTAATATCTGCTGTCCACTTATTTACATCTGTATGAAACCAGTTGTACTTTTGATACTGTTCTAAATACATTGTGTATTCAGGACATTTAACAACAGGAACTTTAGTACTTAAATCCAAACTGGTTGTGGCTCTGTAGGAAATACAGGCTCTGCAACAGGGTTAAACACTAATGTACGGAGCTGAGCACGGTAGGCTTCAAAGTCTGTTTTATTGCTAAGACTTACATCAGAAAGAACAGACCAATCTGACGCAGCTAACAATAATTTAGCTTTATCAGAACAAGCCTTTAACGGTGCATCTGAAAATTGACGAGCTACTTCAGCATCTAAGGCAGCTTGTGTTGGTTTCTCAATATCAGTAGATAGCCAAACCAATGAAGAGTAATCATTCTCATCTTTAATCGACCATTGAGCATTAGGAGTCAATACCATCAATGCTGATGGATAGCTAATAGGAAGTCCAAAAGACATTATAAAATCTCCAATAAAGTAATTCTTGAGCTGCTGTATGCACCCCAGTTTGCAGTACCGCCGCTATCTGCAAATATGTAAGGAGTATAAGTCAATGCACTCGTAGAAGAAGGTGAGTCTAAAAAGGTAATAGCTGTTGAGCCGTAGAAACTATTATTACCAGTAGGTACAGCAGCCATTGCCATTGGAGAACTACTGTTTACGTTAGTTCCATTTCTAAAGATACTTAAAAAAGCGTTACCGCCATATCCATTTGTTTGCCAAAACATTCCACTAACAAGCACTAATATTTTACTTGAGGTTGAGGTTGGTGTAATTGTTGCAGATGCACTTGTAGCAGTAAATGAACCTGAAGTTGTTGAACCTGAACCACCTGAATAAGTTACACTTTGAACAATACGACCACCTGCTGCTGCAAGTTCTTGTTTAACATACGCAGTGTTAGCTAACTGGGTTGTATTAGAACCTGTGGTAGCTGTAGGAGCTGCTGGAGTACCTGTAAATGTAGGACTAGCTAAGTCTGATTTAGACGCAATCGCAGAAGAAATAGCATTGAACTCAGTATCAATTTCTGTACCTTTAACAATCTTACTAGGATTGCCTGTATTTAAGCTATCTTTTGTAGCAAAGTTAGTTGCTTTTGTGTAGTTACTCACTTATAACTCCTATTAAATATTTTTACCCATCTTGATGCTGAAGTCTAACTTCTGCACAGATAGGGGTGAACCATTGATGTTTGATTCAAAACCAAGTTGAACCACTTTACCGTTACCGCTTGTTTGCATTTGAGCAGTGTCAAGCACAATACCATTATTAAATGTAGCGATGTTATATTCAGCAACTCCGTATTCATAGACAACTTGTGTGTCTAATACAACAGTTCCAGAGTTATAATTATCGGTGTAATCGTAACCCCACTTAATAACTAGAGCCTGAGCTGAACCACCGATACTAATAATGTTAATCTTCTTCAGAATCTTTAGTGATGTAGGATTACCCATGTCAAAGTAGTTAGTGTAGTAAGCCATACGATAGGCTGAGCCGTTATCGTCATAGTTATAATACCTACCAATATAACCTTTTTGACCTAAATACAAGTCTCTGTTAGCTAATACAGCAAAAGCTGTTGGATTGATGTCTCTCCAGATAGTTGCTCTAGCTGCACCGTTCTCTAACGCACCACGAGTATCAAAGCAATAAGTGTTGCCAGTACTAGGTAAAGCTAATAGATAGAAAGCATCTGCAGCATAATAAACAGCTTTAATGTTATCTTCGGTTTCACCTACGACATCACTCATCAAGGTATCACGAACATTCTTAGATACATCACGGAATGGTAATGACTTCTCTTGAATTACACGCATCAATGACTGAACACCAGTTTCAGACAAGAACAGGATATCTGTACCACCAACAGACTGCACAGAATCACGAGCGATACAACCGACACCAGTAATGATGTCTGATAATGCAATCGTTGTAGGGTCGTCAGCACCGCTATAAACAACAATGCTTCTACGGCAGAATATGATTAAGAAGTTATTGTACTGAGCCAATGCTGTGATTGGGTCTCCAGTAGGAATAACAGCACTAATATCTAAGTAACCAGAAGTACCTGTTCGCCAGTTAGAAGGGTCTTGTAAATCACTAAAGTAAACAGTTTGTGGGTCATCTACTTGACCAGCTACCCAAACACGTCCATAAGCAGATAAAGCACAGTTAGGTTTAAAGCTAGTAACAGTATGAGCTGTTGGGACATTACCTACATCACCTAAGCGTTGGAATCCGTAACCATTAGTATGCTCATGTGCTCCTGTTCCTGTTTTATGATAAACCAAAATAGGATGGTTTTTCTGAGCTAAAATCGCATGAGCTGATGCTGTTGGACCTGTTCCAAAAGGCATAGCAGCTATTTGCCAGTTATCGCCACTAATGGTATAAGAAGTTAATACCTCAAGACAACCAGAGACAGTTCCGCTAGTTGTTGCTGAAGTAGCTGCTGTTACTGTAAAACTTCCTGCATTGATAACTGTGGCAACAATATAATATCCACTTGGAAAAGTACCTGAAGATATACTAATATCTAATTCTTCTCCAACAGTATATCCATGAGTTCCGATAGATAAAGTTACTGTAGTTCCTGATTGTGAGTATGTTCCTGTTTTAAAACGAACCCCTAATACTTTTTCTTGTCTTAATGTGCTAGTGCCAGTATATATTTTATTATTAGCAGCACTAATTACTGTATTTCCATCAGACTTTACAAACTCAAATATTGTACGGAAAGCCCCAGTAGAGGCTGCAGTCGTGTTTACATTGTCCCAACCCTTACGAGCACCAATACGTCCGTAGCGGTCAATTACGCAGTTGTCTGCTTTGAGAGCATAGCCACTAGAAAGCTGAACAGAGCTATCCTGAGTATTTAACCCAGAAAAGCCCGGAGCTGCAATCGAACCGTTTGTAAACTGTTCAGCCATTTAAACTGGAACCCAAGCAGATTCTTCAATATAACGAGTTGACTCTAACGCAATAGCATCAGACAAACTCTTCTGGAATAGTGCGTAGGCTTCATTAGAACCTAGTCCACCGTCTTCGCCACGCTCAGCTAATGCCTTGGCATAGGCTAAGAAGATTACAGGCTCTGAAGGTACTTTAATGGATGTAGCATCAGATGTTAATTCTGTTTGTGGAACAATGAGGTTAAAGCGAATATCGTAGGCTCTATCAGGAATAGGGTAGATATCTACTAAAGTATCACCGTTATCGTTTGTACCGTTGAAGTTATAATATACTGGAGATGACTTTTGGACATTAGCTAACAAGAACTGTCTATCCATCCAGTTAGTAGCTGCGTTCTGCATCTCAATGTTAGAGGTATCGTTTAATACATCAATCACACGGAAACGCTGACCAGAACCAGTCAGAACATAACTAAAGACATCTGCTGTTGTTGTAGCAGATAAGGTATTAGATAATGCGTTCCAAGTATAAGAAGATTCAACAATGGTTTTAGCATCGTTGACAAAATCTCCAATTAGCTTAGAATAGGAGTTATCCTGTACAGAAGTAACTTCAGTCTCTCGAAGCCTTCTTAGTACAGAGTTTACTGCGGAAACATAGGTAGTCATATATCAGTATCCTAACACAATTCTATATAAAAGTCAATGGTTTTTACCACTTTACTTTGTCAGCCCAATATGCTGCTGACATCTTACCTTTAGCAATATTGTCAGCATGACGGGCTTTAAAGCTCTTCTGACGAGCCTTCTCAGAGGCTGTTGTAGGGTTTGCTCCAGCCCCTTTAACTCCCTGTTGTCCAAAACGTATGAGCTTTTCTTTGTCTCCAGACTTAGCCAACACAGCGTGTGACTTAGTAGGATGACTAGGGGTCTTCTTAGGCTTGTTATAGCCAGAAAAGGTCTCAGAACCCTTCTTAATCATTTCTTTTTCTTAGGCTTAGCCATGCCAGCTTCGCTCATAGCGATAGCAATAGCTTGTTTACGAGACTTAACTACTGGACCGCCTTTACCACTGTGGAGAGTACCAGTCTTGTATTCGTGCATTACTTTACCTGTCTTTGCTACTTGTTTCTTAGTTGCCATTGTGAGTCCTTTATAGGTGCTTTAGAAGCCAGTCTTTGAATAGTGTTAGGAAGATACCAATACCAGAAGCAATGAACGCTATACCGCCTAGAAAGCCTTTGTAGCGAGTCATTTCATCCTTGATGTCGTGCATAATCTTAAGCATCTCTTCGTGGTTTTCTTGGAGAGAATTAACTTTAGTTTCCAAGATAGCTATGCGTTCAATGTTATCAGACATAATTAAGCTGTGTACGAACCAGATGAAGTAAATTTCATAATGGTATTTGTCAAATATGTGGTAACTGTTGGACTACCAGTAATTGTTCCTGTGTAACTTGCAGTTGGTACAGATAAAAGCACAACTCCTGAACCACCGTTTGAACCTGCTGTTGTTGAACCACTATCATTACCAGAGCCACCGCCACCACCGCCTGTATTAGCAGTAGCATTTATAGCGTTTGTATTTGAATTTTGGCTTGCTCCTGTAGCACCACCACCAGCACCTCCAGCCCCACCATTGCCTCCAGTATTTCCAGCACCACCACCGCCGCCACCGCCATAATAAACAGTAGAACCAGTAAGAGATGTAGATGCCCCATCACCTCCAGCAGTTCCACTAGCCCCACTACTTGCGTTTGTTCCTGCTGCTGCTGCACCTCCGCCACCTGCTCCACCACCATTGGTATTGATGGTGTTTGTTCCTCCAGCATATCCTTGTCCTGAAGTAGCAGAACCACCTACACCAGTACCACCGCTGTAGATAATTGCTCCGCCACCACCTGAACCACCAGAAACACCAGCAGAGTTTGAACCCCTAGCACCGCCACCACCACCGCCAATTGCAGTTAAACCAAGACCAGTAGTATTTGTACCGTTAGCTCCAACCACGTTTCCTGTGTTTGTGTATGCACCACCGCTTCCAATGACAAATGAATATGTTGTTCCAATAAGAAGTGTTTGTGTTCCTGATAAAAGACCACCTCCACCGCCGCCACCAGAACCTCCATTACCAGCACCGCCTCCACCTCCGCCACCTCCTGCAACTATTACATACGAACCTGAATAATTAGCAGTATTAGTAGAGTTAAAAGAATACCAACTTGTACCATTCCAGTATTCCATTTGATTGTTGGTAGTATTGTATCCGCTTTGCCCAGTTGAAGGCGAGCTAGGTCTGCCAGCAGTTGTCCAACTAGCAGGTGTAATACCTTTTGTTCCATCGAGAATGACGGTCATATTAAACCTTAAACTGTAGGTACTTCAACCCAAGCCAATGTAGGCTCATCCCATGCAAATACTTTACCTTCTTCAACAGGCATTGGTGTTGGTGCTGTCCAAGTCCATGTAGGAGCTGAGATAGTCCAGCTTGCGAATGGCTGTGGAGCGTAGAACACATCGTTAGTTGCATCGTATGTGTAACCGATACCAGCGTAATTGCCACGTAATGGTGTACCACCTTTGGTGTGAACACCACCGATAGTGTTGTAAGAAGTTTGAATCCAAGCACCCGGAGAAGAATCAACGAATGTTGTAAAGAAATCAGGTTCAGCAACGATTACTTGCGTTACTTTACTATCTACTACTTTTGCAAAATGTCCCATGTAAATCTCCTAATTAAGCTGTGTAACTGCCAGAAGCAGTAAAGGTTAAGATTGTATTACTGCCTGAAGTTGTTACTGTAGGTGAACCAGTTGTTGTGCCAGAATATGCAGATGTTGGCACTGAAATGATAACTACACCAGAACCTCCAGCACCAGAATATGCACCTGCGGATGAAGCACCTGCCCCTACGACAAAGGAATAAGTTGTACCAGCAGTAAATGATGATGTGCCTGTTAGCATTCCACCAGCTCCACCGCCTCCATGCTGTGAGCCAACTCCACTATCCCCAGCACCTCCGCCTCCGCCAGTATTAGCAGTTCCATTAGTTCCTGAAGAAGATGAACCTCCAGCACCGCCTCCACCTAATCCTCCAGCACCTGCTGTATTAAATGAAACCCCACCTCCGCCACCACCACCTGCGTAATATGTAGCAGTTCCAGTAATAGAAGATTGAAGTCCTACACCGCCAGCACCGTTAGTTGTGCCAGAACCATTTACACCTACTGCTCCTGCTCCACCACCTCCCCCTCCATTACCGCCAATGCCGCCTGTGCTACCAGAACCGCCAGCAAAACCCTGTCCTGAAGTGCCAGAACCGCCAGCAGTTTGATTTGGTGAACCACCACCACCTGAACCACCGTTGTGTGATGGAGATGGAGTATTTAGGGCATTACCGCCACCGCCACCAATAGTTGTTAATGTAAGACCTGTAGAATTAGAACCTTGTGTCCCAGCCGCATAACCAGAACCTGTATATGTTCCACCACTTCCTCCACCAGCTACTATTAAATAATCTGCGTTGTATGTTTGAGTGCTTAAAGTTACCCAACCTACCCCTGAATACACTTCTGTTTGTGCTGTAGAAGTGTTGTAACGAATCATTCCAGCCGCTAATGTAGATGGTCTTTGTGCAGTAGTACCAGTAGGTACAGTCAATGCACCTGTCACATTAGCCATTGTTACAAGACCAGAAGTAGCTTGTAACTCTAAAGTTCCTGAACTGTCAGCAGTTGACGTAATACCAGTAATTCCTGATAATGCTCCGTTATCAGCTTTAATAATAGATGTCATGCTGTGTAGCTTCCTGAAGAAGTGAACTTGATAATAGTATTAGAGCCAGAAGTAGTTACTGTTGGTGAACCAGTGGTTGTGCCTGTGTAATTGCTTGTAGGGACAGATAGTATTACAACACCTGAGCCACCTGTTCCACCAGTTTGTGTTCCACTACCATTTTGTCCACCACCACCACCGCCACCTAGATTGGCAGTTCCGCTTGTTGCTGGAGTAGAGCTATAAGCAGCACCGTTGCCACCACCGCCTGCTCCACCACTTCCTATGCCGTTGTTACCAGCACCACCACCACCACCTGCATAGGTAACGCTTGAGCCTGTAATAGAACTTGCTGTTCCTGCTCCTCCAGCACCGCCAGTACTATATCCAGCACCGCCATTAGCAGAAGCACCTCCACCACCACCAGAAGCATTTAATCCACCACCAGCACTTTTTCCTGTGCCTCCGTTGTTGCCTTGTCCAGAAGTTCCAGCACCAAAAGTTGTACCACCACTATCGTTTGCCGCACCGCCTCCAGAACCACCACTTAAACCGCTAGCAGGGCTAGAACTACCACCACCACCTCCGCCACCACCTACTGCGGCAGTTAAACCTGTAATAGAAGAATTTGAACCAGAAGAACCAGTAGCTCCAGCAGAAGCTGCAGGTGAACCACCAGCCCCTACTGTAACTGTATAAACAGAACCTAAACTTAACGATGTAGTGCTAGCTAAATAACCGCCAGCACCTCCTCCACCACCGCAACCCGAAGTGTAGTTTTCTTGACCACCTCCGCCTCCACCAGCAACAATAAGATAAGAAGCTGTGTAGTTATAAGAACCAACGGTTAATGGATTCCAAGCACCTGCTGTATAAATTTCAAAAGTTGAAAGAGTTGTGTTGTAGCGTTGCATACCAGATACAGGTGAACTAGGTCTTTGGGCAGTAGTTCCTTTAGGAATGGTTAATGCACCATTAGTGCTGGAAGCATCAATTAAACCTGTATCAGCAGTCAGAATTAGATTACCAGTTGTATCACCAGTAGTTGTAATTGCTGTTGTTGAAGTAGTGCCAGTTCTTATTGTTGACATATTAGATTATCACCCATCTTTGACCGGCAGAAACTGTAACTGCAATACCTGAAGCTACTGTCATTGGACCAACAGAGAATCCGTTCTGTCCTGAAGCAATAGTTTGATTAGCAGACACAGTAGTTGAATTAGTAACAATACCGTTAGTAGCATCAGCACCTGCAGCAGCAGTAGCGTTAACCCACACAGTGCCATTGTATTTTAATATCT